ATGTAGGTGGTGAAGGTAATCTTTTAAATGCAGGGAAAGAACTATACAATTTAGGAGGGTATCTTTCAGGAGGACAACTTCTTAATAAGTATGCATTAGAACCTGCGGCAAATGCTATACTAGGAGAACCTCCAATGGTTCCGATTGACCAAAGTGAATTTAATCCTGATAATATTGACTACTCTCAAATAATAGAGACACTTAAAGGACCAGGATATAATTTAAAAGAAGACATGATCCAAGAATTACTTAATTCTAATCCCGATCTTTTAAATGACGGTAATCTTAACTCAACTTTATCAGATTTTTATTCAAATCGGTAATGTTAAGCACTCGGGATTGGATATGGGCAGCTTGTATAATAGCGGGTATTGCTTTTACTAACGGGATGCTTTCCTCACGGGTCACGGCCCTTGAATCACAAATAAAAGACTTTGATATGCTGCGTATTGATGCACGACTAGCTGTCATAGAAGAACAACTTAAACAAATAAATAAAAAATTAGATTAATCATCCATCACTCTGTTGATGGACATACCATTACCTATGCGCCTATTGGCGCTTGTAATCCTGTAATAGGAAAAGAATCAAAAGGGATGCAAAACGCTTCTGATTTTAATTTATTTTTATATTCTTGGGGTTTTTCTTTATAGGCGAAATTATACCTATCTTTTGCCACAAGGCATTTGTCTTCGGTGGGATAAACAAAAGCATTATACCGTACTGATTTTTCACCAGGCATAGATATAATCATCAAGAGTAACCAAATTTTAATCATTTTCAATCATAGTAAGAAATTATGACTTATTAATCTAACCATGTTTTTTTATGTATGCAATCATATTTTTTAAAACTTTTATTTTTTCTTCCATTAAACCCAAGGCTATATTACAAGCATGGCACAGTAAACCACGGGGTAATAGTGTTTTACTTTTCTTATATTGTTGTTGAGTATATTTATGATCATGATCAATAACTAATTGGTCTGATCTTCCTTGTCCTTTTATTCGAGCGGGGGCTTTGTCTTTTTTTTTTCTACAAATAACACAAATGGACTTTTGTTTTTTAAACCATTCAGCTATTTTGTTTCCCCAAATACTTCTAACTTTAATAATACGGAGCTCTAATCGTCCCTTTGCTGTTGTTCTTTTATTTTTTTGAGATTTTAATTTAGATCTAAGGGTTGCTGCTTTACCTTTAGGAGTCGCTATATAACGAGCTTGTCTTTTGCTAGATACCACCATTATCAACAGCCTCCCCCCACGAAGGACCTATCTCAGCATCTACTTTTGAGGGAACCCGTAATTCAATAGCGTTCTCCATTATCTCAATAATTTTTTTCTTTTCCTCTTCGGAAGAAAACGAAATGTCTAACTCATCATGCACCTGAATCATAGGAAGAATACCTTCTCTATATAATTTAACCATAGCCATTTTTGTTTGATCGGCTGCTGATCCTTGTAATAATCTATTCAAAGATTTATATGTCCAAGCACGTTTGATTCTATTTATACCACCGTATTCTGCTTCTGCTAAATCTTTTGGTAGAGCTTTATGGATCCCAAAAGAATCAGGTTCCCATAAATCAAAGCGACATTTACGGCCCATAATAGTTCTAATAAACCCTCTATCAGATGCTCTACGCATGGTTTTATCGGTTAAATCTTTAACAAAAGGAACCGTAGAGTGATATTGTTTAAACACTTTATCAATGTCCTCTTTATCTAGTCCTAATTCGCTCATCAGTTTACCCTTACCCATTCCGTACATCATACCAAGATTAATTGTTTTAGCTTGCTTACGCTCTATATTTGCCATGTCTGCAACGGTCTGATGGAAGTCAATATCATTATTAATATAGCCCTCTACTAAGGTAGATACCCCCTCTAATTCTGTTTTATCGCTTACTACAGAGCCATAATGAACTAATAATCGTGGTTCTTGCTGTGAATAATCAAAGATCCCCCACTTCTGACCCTCTTCAGGGAGAAATAATGATCTTATTTTAGGACTAACTTTAGGGTTTCTTGCAGGAACTTGTTGCAGATTAGGGTTTTGCATACTTAATCTTCCAGAAATAGTCCCACCTGTATCCGATCTTAATTGGTTTACATCCGCATGGATGCGCCCTTTATGTGCATGCTTTAAAATAGAATCAATAAAAGTTGTATGGGCTTTATTCATTTCCCTGGCTTCCACTATTCTTCTTGCAAAGGGACTAGAATGTGTCAACAAAAAGTTCTTATCAAAGCTAGGTAGTCCTGTTGTTGTTCTGTTGTAGCTTATTTTAAGCTTATCAAAAGCTTTCTGAATTGACAATGGAGAGAGAATCTCCATTGCAAAACCACACTCTTTATGTAGGCTATGTAATATCTTCTTCTCTGTATTCTTAAAATCTTCTTTAACACGTTCTGCTTTCTCAATATCAACTCGGACTCCTCTCTTTTTCATCTGAAATAATACAGGCAACAACTCCGTTTCCAAATTAAATACAGAAGTTAATTCTTGTTTAATAATTTCTACCTTTAATGTTTGCCATAACTTTAACGTTACAGCCGCATCTTGCTCGGCATACGGACCAACATACATAGCCGGGAGTAAGTGCATCTCTGCTTTTGCATCGACACCAAAATCTTGTGCTGCTTCATACAAGCCAACTTCTGATTTTGTTTCACCTATATATTCTTGGGCTATTTGTTTTAAAGAATAGTTTCTTCTATTCTCATCTATTAAAGGTGCAGCAATCATTGTATCTATAATCCTGCCTTTTACTTCAAGGCCCATGGCGCTTAACCATCCAACATCATAGATCGCATTATGAAATATCTTATCGCAGGGTAGATCTAATATCTTTTTTAATTGCCGTGTAAAAACTTTTACATCAAAGTTACCACCGCCGGGATGAGCAAGAGGAAAGTATCCTTTCCAACCCTCCACGGCCAACGCTACACCAATAACTTTTCCTTTTTTAGTAGCCCAACCGGGTCCTGTACTTTTTAATCCAGGATCATGTGTTTCTAAATCGATAGCAATCTCTTTTGCTTCTTCTAAATTTGGTATATTTTCTGGAGGTATCCACTCACTAGGAGCCTGAAACAAAGAGGGTTGTCTCATTATTTTCCTTTCTTTATATATTCGGCTGTTTCTCTTCCCCGCTTTTCTCCTTCAGATTCAAATGATTGATTATCTTTATTCGTTCTTGCCTCTATCTCGCCTGCGATAGCAGCATAAGCAGCCATATCTAAATAGCTGTCTTTTTTATGTGCATGCATTATCCTCGCCACTTTAACTAAAGCCATGCACATTGCCACATCATGGGGAGTGATATTTTTTCGGAGAAAAATAGACCACAACGCAGCAATGTTCTGATGATTGGTAAGCTTATCGCCATAGTCGTCATTGCGATTGCCCCCTATTAATTTGTTTGCTTCTTTTAAAATTTCTTGTGAGATCATTTAAAAAATCTCTCTAAACTCACGAGTAGATTCTGATTCAATAATATGTAATGATTTCTTTGCTCTTGTAACCCCCACATAAAACACTCGCCTTTCGTCATCTTGTTGCAAAAAATAGTTGTCGTCAACTTTTTTTGGTAGATCTGTTAGTATCATAACATTATCAGCTTCACCACCCTTAGCTGCATGAATCGTAGATAATTTTATATTCTTCGATACATTAAAATCTTTATGGCGCCGTAAGGCAGCATTAATATATATCTGTTGTGACTCCGGGATAGTATCTAATGCCACATACCAGGGTCTTTCCTTATGAACATTTAATCCGTGATCTAATACTAATGTATCATGGTCGTAATCTTTTTCTTCATTAGCACCGCGCAACTCTTTATATCCATGAGCAATATGATTATTGCCTGACATATAATAATATATATCTTTTACCATTCGAAAAGGAATACAACCTCCTTCTTGTATTTGTTTCCAACCAATGATAGCATTTAACATTTTTTCTGAAACACTGGAGCGGTTATATCTTTCAAAAAACAATCCTCTTGTTTTAAGATCCTCGGCCAACTGATCTAATAAATAATTTGTTCTTGCTAATATTAACCAAGTTCCGTTTGTTAACTCCATATGATGATTTAATCGTGTTCGGTGGTATTGAAGGGTGCCTTCTTCTTCTCTTGGTTGCCATTCTTTCTCTACTCTATTTCTTATAGGAGTAATAATTTTTTGTGCAATTGTATGAACCTTAGCTGGAATACGATAAGACTTATTTAAAATTTCTCTTTTACATTGTAGCTTTCCTAATCTACCCATATCAGCACCAGCCCAATTAAATATTGCTTGGTCATCATCCCCTGCAATATAAGCACGGGAGGCCTTACGAATAATTTGTTCCACCATTTTCCATTGAATAAAACTTAAATCTTGGGCTTCATCAATAATAACAACATCTAAGATAGGAGCATTATCCATTTCAATAAATTCTAAAATCATATCGGTGTAATCAAAGAGCTTATGTTTCTTTTTGTATTGTCTAATTCCTCTATCAATATAATTTAATCGGTCAAAACCTCCCTGAATATGCATACCCTCTCTTGAAAATTGATTCTCTAAGGACACTCCTTGGATCTTTGATTGATCAATTAAAGTAAGATACACATCTTTGGGGGTTGATACCCCTAATTCATTAATAGATTTATTAGGGTTTTCTATTTTAATCTGCAGCCAATCAGAGACTTCCCGGTAATTTAAATCACTCATAACATCGGAAGTTTTTAAATTAAGATGATGATAAGCAAGACTGTGTAGTGTTCTAAAATAAGTAAAATCTTTTTTATCTAATCTAAATTTAATCATGGCTCTTGTAACAGCCTCTAATGCAGCTTTTTTTGTAAAAGAAAAGTAACCAATCTTATCAACGGCTGTGCCATTATTAATTTCTTCTTCAACAATATTTAATAATCGTGTTGTTTTACCTGTTCCAGGCGGACCAAATATAGTCATAACTTTCTCTGCGTGTCTATCGTTTAGAATCATTTTCATCCTGTAATAATAATAAATTTAACTTGATCATCTTCAGATCATCAACTAGCATTCGCCTCGTTAATTTTGTTCTTTTGTTTTCAGCTTTAGCTACAACTTGCGCAGCTATAGCTAAAGTTTCTTTAATCAATTTCTGCATTCATTACCTCTAAGATTGTTTGTCCGATGTAGTAGGGGATTTGGGGGACGAGACTGTTTCCAAGTGATTTAAGTCTGTCCACCCGCTTGGGTATCCCATGAGCCACTCGACCCACGTCGGGTTCAATTGCCCAGTTGTTTTCTCTCTGCCACCCTCGTCGTCTATCACTATCGTTGTTAGACTCTTCTGTGTTTCCTTCTTCCCGGTATCTCTCCTCTGATATCCCAGTCTCCCTTCGTGAGCTGCCGGGGTTGGGTACATTTTCTTGTGTTGATATTCTATTAGTGCGTCCAGTCTCACTCCGTATTTTGTTCCCGTCTTGTCGCTCTGACGATAATACTTCCCGTCCTTCTCCTTGATTGTTCCACTGCCCCCTTTGTAATCTCTCTGACTCGGTGTCGGCCACATCAAATCCGGATGGGCTACTTGATCGTTGATGCTGATTGGCATCCGCTTCTCGAGTTTCATTTTCATTCTCTTCTCGGAGCTCGGCCCTCGGCCACTGTGTGCATCCGGAGTTCTCCACATGTGAGTCGCTTTGTATCCGTGATTCACTTGTTCTGCTAGATTTCCAGGGCATACTGTCGTCCTCCCTATGCTCTCTCGAAATTTCTTTCTCTTCTCCATTGACTCTTTGCTTCTCGTTGAAATTGTAGTTGCGCTCGGAGTAAGCCAAAATCCAGATTCTTTCTCTTTGGTGGTTGGCGCCAATGCTCGAAGCTGAAATACTAAATGGTCTGACTGAGTAATTTTCACTTTCCAAGTCCTCAATAACGGAGTCGAGACCGAGTTTAATGTGTCCACTAACATTTTCTCCAATAACCCAAGTCGGCCTACATTCTTTGACAAGTCTAAAATACTCTGGCCAGAGGTGTCTCGGATCTTCAACACCCTTTTGTTTTCCTGCAACCGAGAACGGTTGGCATGGGTATCCTCCTGTGATAATATCGATGGAATCAATTCCATCTGCTTTGAGTTTGTCATAAGTCAGCTCCTTTATATCTTTATATTGTTTAACATGTGGCCAATGCTTTTGCAGCACTTGTCTTGGGTACTCTTCGATATCGCAGAAAGCTTTTGTTTCAAAGCCTCCTGTGGCTTCAAGTCCTAGACTGAAGCCACCAATACCACTGAATAAATCTAAGTGATTAAGTTTCATTTTATTTATATTCCTCCAAATTTAATTAAGTTATTTAAAATTTCGGGCCCACAATTATTTAAACATTGTTCCGTCCAATCTCCATAACTATCTTTATATTTAATGACAGATTGTTGATGACATTGGTAACATTTTTTTGCCATTACTTTTCCTTTTTTCCCATGACAATCTTTTTGTATGGAATTTAAAAGATACGATTTATTTTTCATTTTCACTCCTTTGTTTAAAATGATATCTCATTATATCCCATGTAGATCTTAAAGTCAAGAAGTTTTTTAGAAAGGTATTTCATCATCTTTTTCTTTCGGTAAAGTAAATTCTTCTTTTGGTTTTTCTAGTTCTGTGACCCACCACATTTTTCTACTCTTTCCTCTAATACGACGTACAACATTTGACTCACCTACTACTTTTGGATCTCCATTTAATTGTCTGATCCTCGCACCAATTCTTGTAGCATCAAATCCTTTAAATCTTTTCTTCTCTAAATATTC